AACCAGCAACATCACCATTAGTTGGGATGAATCTGAATTGATTGTTGAATCTATCATAAGTGTACTTGTATCCAGAATCAAATACAGCATATGATGAAGATGCTAATGAACTATAGAACTTGATTACATTATCAGTCTGTGTATCTGTATTGCTTATATCTACAACATCTGCTCTATGTGGAGAAATGACTGCCATGCAATCCTTTCTTGCACCAGCAATAGAAATCAATCTACCTGCTTTTGCTTGTGATTGTGCCTTGTCACTAAGACCAGGACCACCAATTAGATAATCAACTGCTATCTCATCCTTATTCTTGAATAAGTTGTATGATGTAATTAGATTTCCTAAGGTTGCTTGATACCCACCAGTAGATGAATAATCAGCACCAGCAGTTAATGTGTAGGTGTTATTTCCAATTACATTGAAAGTAATACCCTGTGCATTTCTATTCCAACCACCAGAAGCAGCAGTAATAGCTGTGTATCCAGAACTAAAGTCTGATGCAGCTTTGAATCCATCTGAACCATCAGAAGGATCATCTCCAGCATAAACATAATCAGAATAAAGTGCTAAGTAATCTTTATAGAATATCTTCTGTGGTGCATTTTCAGATGAAACTGCATCAGTTGCCTTAGATAAGTTTAATGCCTTCTCTAAAATATTACCCTGTATACCTGTTACATCTCCAAGGTCATCTACAACTACGACATGGATACCATCATTCTTAGATGATCTATCATCTGCCCACTGTGTAGTAAGTGGTCTGGGTGA